CTTAAGGAGCACGCCTGGAAAGTGTGTATACAAGAAATTGTATCGAGAGTTCGAATCTCTCCTTCACCGCCACATTAAGTAAACACAAACCCCTGATTTTCCTAGAGAAGATCGGGGGTTTGTGGTTTTTTGCGTCTGAAAATCGCCGATATGGGAACAATCATGGGAATGCTCATCGGTCGTTCGTCTATCAATCGAAGGCGATAAGAGAATTCGGATGTACGCAGGCGTGATGCTGGTTGGGCACACTTCAGTTGTGGTATTACCGTGGCATCACAACGGGAGGTATGTTGGAAATGAATCCATTTGCATCTATGCAGAAAGACATCGTCACAATCGTTAAGCTGGATGGGCGGCGTTTAGGACCGTATCAAACGAATGTCGGGGCTAAGGGCGCTACGATTTTCCAAGATGAGCTTGATGTTGATGTTGACGATTTTCTAGAAAGGGTTCTGCCAGGAAATAAAATAGAACTACATACTGTTACAGACGTGCATTACGCCCCTGGCCTCCATGGTATCGGCCCGCATTGGACTCTGAAGTTACGCAAAGGCCCTGCGAAAAGCAGTGCGCCAATAAAGCAGACTACGATCAACATCAGCAACTCCACCGGTTTCCAAGTCGGTGATCACAATACGCTCCACATTGAGCAGGGTGTTTCTGAGCTGATCGCTCGGATTGATCAGAGTGGTAGGTCCGAAGCGGAAAAAAATGAAGCCAAGAAGGGAGTCGCTGACATGCTAAAGCATCCGTTAGTCACCTCAATTCTGGGATCTGCCGTGGGTGGCTTAGTAAAACTACTGGGATAGTTTTAATGATGTTGGCGTGGCTGCGCGATAGCAGCCCGCGTCCAACATATATCTTCGGTGCCTGCTGCACATGCCGGTGATGTCCTGACCTTCCTCGTTGATTCACATGCCGTAATGCTGGCAGATTATGCTCGCGCTGGTATTGCTCCTTGGCTCAGCGATCCAATCACCACGGCCAATCTACTGGGGCTAGCTGGCCTGCATGTGCATGCCAGCATCGGTCGCACCCGTGTTATCAAAATCCGGCATGTTTCAAATGTGGTTTGAAGGATGAGTTCCTCATACGACAATCACTTCAATGCAGCTATCGTTTCATCTACTTCCGCCTCGAGCACAGGATCGCTTGCTCCGCTGTTGGTACGCCACTCCTCCACCAGTGACCTCATCAAGCGAATGGTCAGGTGCTTGTATTCCGGAAAATGGCGCAGCTCATAAATGTAGGCTCTTTGACTTACGCGTTTTAGCAGACCAGCAGCATCCGAACCACTGCTGATGGTTCGTAGAAGGTGGTGATATCGCTCGTATCGTTGGTTGCGCAGCTCATCTCTGCGAACGGTCACATATCTAAGTGCCGAAAACGCGAGAACCCCCACAGCTACCAGCAGCGAAAGAATGGTGGCGATCGTTCCTATATCGGTCAGATGATCTGTAAAGAATTTTCCCATTTTAAATTTAGCTCCTTCTGCGTATAGACAAAGGCTCATTGTGTAGAGATGGAGCGCGAAAAAGAAGTCAGGATAAAATCACCAAAAAACGGTGCGTTTTTCGATTATGGTCTAGGCGTTTTTTCTGTACGTTGAGAAAACATTGACTGCATTCAGAGTCCGGTTTGCCGGGCTTCGTCAGCGCCTGCTGGCTGTAATCCCAGGGCATGTTGGAGCATGCCGATAACGTCCGGACCATCCTCGTTGATCCACATACCATAGTGCTGCCGAATCATATTCGCGCTGGTATGCCCCATCTGCTCCGCAATCCAGTCAACCGAAGCCACACCAGTCGTCAGCAACTGGCTAGCGTAGGTATGCCGACACTGACCAGGTCCACGATAACGAACCCCAGCCGCTTTCAAGTGCGCTTTGAAAAACCTGTCCCTCACAACAAAATCGCTGACATGCGGCAAGCCGCTCTTGGTGTTCAGGAACACAAAGTGCAGCCTGTGCTTGCGAATGGTCTTGTTGTCCCGCTCCACAACCTCGACCGTGTCCACCGTCTTGAGCTGATTGATCGCGTCCAGCTTACGCAGTGCATCCCACGCCGGCTCCAACAAACGCACCTTCCGCGTAGAGCGCCGTGTTTTCGTCACGCGATAGGCACCCCGCACCTTGGACCGACGAAAAGTCACCGTCCCCTGTTCCAGATCCACATCCTCCCAAGCCAGCGCGATTGTCTCCGATACCCTCGGCCCAGCCCAAATCATGAACTGCACCATCAGCAGCTCTTGTGTACGGCTGGTGTGCGTCTCGAGGATCTGCTTGATTTCCGCCCTGGTGAACGGGTCCGGCGCTTCTGGGTCGGGCAGACGCACGAATAACCCCTCAGTTGGATCGTGCGCGACCTTCTTCCGGGTGCGGTACAGTCGGAACACCTGGCGTACATTGCAGATAATGTCGCGGATGGTCTTGTTCTTCAGCCGCTTCGACAGTGGCCCCTGAATCCACTCCTGCAGGTCCAAGTGGTCAATCTGATCGATCTGAACGTCACCCCAGCGCGGCCGCACATGGACCTCAGCCTTATTCTTGTAACCACGGAAAGAGGTTGCGGCCACGCTGTTGCTCTTGATGGTCAACCACAGGTCCAAGTAGTGCCCAAAGCTGTTCTCGGCCAGTTTGGTCGATTCGGGAAAGTGCCGGCGGTAATCGAAGGTACCGGCCTGGATCTCGTACTCGATCACCGTCACCAGGCGCTTTGCATGCTCTCGGTTGGCCGGTGTGTTGCCACCGGGCACCAGCTCCCGGCACAGCTCGCCATTGAAACGAAAATAGACCCGTACCGAATTGCCCCGGGCCTCTACGCCATCTGCCATATGCGTCCCCACGCGATGTATCGAAAGACTCTGCCAACATGAAGAAAAAAGGCCCGTCGCCGGGCCTGATGTATTGCGGGTTTAGTGTTGCCGATCACTGCTGGCGAAGTAACCAGAACAGGCTGGCGCTTTTTCTAGGTGCCGGTTTAGCCCCGCTTTCGCTTTCCTCGGCGCGGCGCTTGGCGTTGAGGGCCTGGCGAGCTTTGCTGCACTTCTGGTGGTTGCCGTGGGCGCGGGATCTATTGCATTGGTCGCAGACGCCGATCAGGTCGAGATTCCATGGGAAGGATTTGCCGTTGTTCATGGAGCCCCCTCACATCCGAAAAGATTGATGAATGAACGCGGGCGGCACCTTTTGCTCTGCGGGTTTTGCTTCTTCCCCCAGGATCTCGCAAACGAACCGATGCCGGTCCCGGTTGGGTGCAGTCATCTCCTCGGTGAGTCCCCGCGCGACGTCATAACACCGCTCGTAGGCGTGTGGACCGTTCCAACTCTCTGCTCTTACAACCTGGCAGTTCGTTCGTATCGCGTCCGCACACAGGTAAAGAATAAGGATGACGCTCATACGCCAACCTCCTGCTGAGCCACGCTCAACGCAATCGCCACCGGCTTTACCCAAATCGACACGTTGCTGAGCATGAACGTCTCTCCAGCCTCGGAAAGCAGCAGCGTCATGCCGAACACATTCGCCATCGCTTTTGCCGCTGCGCGCGGTACTGCGTTACCTATCCGCTCCCGGTGGTTGCCATCATTGAGGCCGTCCAGCAGGAAGAACTGCGCTTGCTCGATCTTGCGCACCCGCTGCATCACCTGGATTTCATGGGCGGTCTGCGGGTCCGTTGACCAGTGATCCTCTGGATCAAACAGCGATTGCAGCGCCGCCAGCTCCAGCGTGGTGAACGGCCGATGCCAGGTGCCATCGAGGCTGGTGATCATGCACGTCAGCCGGTCGTTGGGTGCTGGCATGCGCTGATCAGCAACCGACCACCGGCCGTTGTCGTGGCAGGCGCTGGCGGAAACGGCGCCAGCCGGGGCGTTGTAGTCGACTACACCGTAATGTCCGCCGGTCAGGTATGCATCGCCCTTGGTGCGCGACATGCCCGGGCGCGGGTCGGCGATCGACAACGCGCCGCTGGCAACCTGCTGCGAGCCGGTCACGGTCTTGGCGTTGTCACACCAAGGCGTGATGCGCAGCTTCTGCGTGCTGGCCGTTGGGTGCCAGTTTTTGTAGGCCGGATCGGCCACAGCAAAAGCGCCCTGGCCGGTGGTGCTGCCGGCGATTACGGTGCCGGCGGGCTTGGTGTAGTCGGTGACCAGGTACTTGCCGAAGCCCTTGGACGGTTGCCGAGGGTCGGCCACCGCTTGCCCACCGGAGCTGGGGCCGTGCCCAGCGGTGACAGTGCCCGCCGCCTGGTCGTTATGAACGACGCGGAACACGTTGTTATGGCGCTCGCCGTTCATACGTGGGTCGGCAACGCTGAACGTCCCTTGCCCTGGGCTGCGCTGACCTGTGACCACACCGCAGTGGCGGTTGTAGGGCAGCACGCCGTACTGGGTGTATTCGAATTTGCTGGTAGGTCGAGGGTCCGCAACTGAGAATTTGCCATTGGTGGGGCTCGACCGGCCGGCGACCGTGCCGGCGGTGTCCTGCCAATCGTGAACGCCCATGTAACCGGCGCGATGTTCCGGCACGATCACGAAGTCGCGCAGATACCCGTCCTCGATCGCAAATCGGCTCAGGCTGCGCCAATCCTTCCCAGCCTCGACCAGGGCCAGGCGTACCCAGGTTTTCCACTGCAACGCCGGCACCCGATGCATCGGCCCGGCCTGATCGATATCGCCGGCCAGCGGCATGCGGCTCAGCACGTCACCGACGGCGCGCAGGCTGCGTTTTTCAGGTTCATACAAGAATGCCGGAACCTGCTCGACGTGCCTGGCCACTAGCAAGAAGCGCTTGCGGCTCTGTGCCAGCCCGCCAATTTCGCCACAGTCGTGGGTGGTTTCCGCCACCGCGTAGCCGTAATGGCGGAGCAGCTTGGTGATCTGGTCCAGCAGGTAGCGGCCACGGGTTGCCAGGCGTGGCACGTTTTCGAACACGATCAGTTTTACTGGCTTGTGCTTCCAGGCTTCGCACATCAGCCATACACAGCGCAACGTCAGCTCATTCAGCGCCCGGTACTTGGGCGTCTGGCTCATCGCCTCGGATAACAACCCCGAGGCCCCCTTGCAAGGGCTGCTGATGAACACTGCGTCCGGGTCTTCGTTGCCGGCGGCGCGGCGCAAATCCTCGGCCGTGGCTTCCTTCCAGCCTGCGGGCGGCTGCTGGCCGTGGAATGCGATGAACTGCTCGCGGGTGAACAAGTCCATCAGCGTGCCAGGCACGCCGGTCATCATCTGGAAGTCACGCAACCCGGCCGGGTCGACATCGACGCCACCCAGGCAGCGCCATTCAGCTTGCACGGGGCCCAGGACGGGTTTGGAGTCGCTGAAGCCAGCGGCGCCGCTGCCCAGGCCGCAGCAGAGGTGGAAGTGGGTGAGGGTGCGCTTGATCATGAGTGGCCCTCCATGAGCATTCGCGTTAAGGCATTGGGCTGCCCATCCGGTGTCAGCTTTCCGAGTGGTTTGGTAATACTCCGACCTCTTGCGGTGCGCACGGTGGCAACGCTGCCATCGATCGCTTCAATGACTCCGGTGCGAGCGTTGAGATGGTATTCCCTGCCTCCACCGCTCATTGCGACGTAGCTGACCTTGTCGCCGACAGCCAGCGGGGGTGTGGTAGCCTCTGCGGTGCCGCCTTTGGGTTGATTCACTTGCATGGTGCTTCTCCTTTGGGTGGTCGGTGTCGAGGGGTTGCAGCCCCTCGGCACCACCTTCTTACTGGCTTTCGCCCGTGGGGTTTTGCTTCCGCACCAGGTGCAGCAGCAGGTTTTCAAACTCAACAACCTCATCTGTTGCTGACTGCCACTCCAGAACCGCCTGGATCTGATCCCGGCTGCACTCCAGCACCAGGATTTCTTTGTCGCTGACCGCACGAACCTCCAGGATCGCGACCAACCCTGTCGGGTCGTAGGCCTCCGCGTGAACGATTTTCCCGGACTCGTTAAACCAGTCCTTCAGCTCTTTCAGGTGCCGAAGACGGTTGGTTTCTCCCTGGCTGCCGTCACCGGTGATGACTTGGATGTGCATGGTGCTTCTCCTTTGGGTGGTAGATATCTAGGGGTTGCAGCCCCTACACGCCCTGGAATACCCAGCAGCGAATGGTTTTAGGTTTGTCGAAGGCGTCGACCTGGCGCGACGAGTTGACGGGCTTGTTCGATTCCAGAAACTTGGGTGACTTGCTGGTCTTGAGCAGGCGTTTCAGGTCGCTCAGCGGCGGCACTTGCTGGCGTTTATTAGCGGCCATTTCCACAAACTCGTTGAGGTTCACGGCGATCAGTCCATCGCGGCGCGCATGGTTCAGTGCAGTCTTCTCGTCCATGCCATTGAGGAACTCATACAGGTCCCAAAACTCGCGCACGGTCGGATGGTCGGCGTTGATCGCCTGTTGCCGCTCCAGGGCCATGCGGTTGATCTCCGCGTGAGCAAGGGCCTTGCGGCGATCACCGAGCGGCACGACGCCGGCCAGTGCATCCACCAGGCTGCGCAGTTGGGCGTGGTTCTTGGCAATACGCACGGTGCGCACACCAGGCAGGGCCAGCAGCTCCTGTTCGTAGCCGGAGGTGTTTACCTCCAGCAGCCGCATGGTTTCGGCCTCGCGTTGCAGTGCCTTGACCAGGAAGCCGCTGATGCTGTCCATCGGCATGCGCTCCAGTTGCTCGGCGTACTGCTTGGTTTCTGGCGTGTGGTGTTCGCGTGTCAGGTGGACATGGCAGATACGCTGCAGGATGGGTTCCGACGCGTTCACCGGGTTGTTCTGAGCGATCAGCAGGGCAGCGCGGAACGGTGGTTCGTGCGTGTCGTTGCCGTTGTTCTTCACGCCGGTGGAGCGAACGCTGCGGCCGTTGTAGGCGGTTTTCAGTTCGTCCCAGTCGAAGTGCTTAACCGGCTGGCCTTCCTTCTGCTCACGCTCGGATTCGATCAGCACCACCGGCAAGTTGCTGACCTGCGAGAAGTTGCGCGCGCGGCTGGCGGCGGTGGCTTTGGACGGGTCAAAGCCTTCGTAATCAGTACGCCCGACCGATTTCCACAGCAGTTCTACCAGGGTGGTCTTGCCCGAGCCGGCTTCGCCCACCAGCTCCAAAAACATCAGTGACTTGTGGATCTGGCGGATCTGCTCGGCGTGCAACGCGCCCAACCACCAGGCCAGCACCACCAGGCCCTGGACGCCAAAGCAGCGCCAGTAAATGTCGAACCAACCTTCGTTATAGGCATTCAGGTCGGTATTGATGTGCAGCACCGGTGACTGGCTTTGCGACTTGATGCTCAGCTTACCCAGGTCGAAAAAGTCTTCCGTGTTGCGTACCTGCACCTTGCCGCCGTGGAAGGCCAGGTCGTTGAAGACATAGGCGCCGTGGTCACGGCTGTAGCCGATCCATTCGATGGTGTTGACGGTTTTCAGGCAGTCGAGCTGGGGCGCCAGAATCCGCTTCAGCTGCTGGGCGCTGCCCTCAAACATCGCGCCGTTGGAGACGTTGAGCAGGCGGTTGGCGAACTCAGGTGCCGACGTGAGTTGCTTGGCTGTGAACGTGCTTTTGATGGCAGGCCCTTGCGGACGCTCGATGCGGAAGTAGTACCAGGCCTCGTCGGTCAGGTCGTTGCGCATGTAGTACAGCGCCTGGAAGTTGCAGTTGGCGATGCTGGTCACAGAGCCGGACTGGCGCAAAGCCTTGTAGCGGCGCTGTTCATCAGTGAGCAGTTGATCTTCATGCCGGTCTGAGCTTTCCAGATCGCTCATGGCCCGGTCGTACTTTTCAAGATCCAGCCGAAACCAGTACAGGCGCTTGCGGAATGTGAAGTTGAATTCTTTGCGCTCGTCGCGCAGGTAGATCAGGAAGCCCTTTTCCTCGGCCGAGTCAGCCAGCAACAGGTCACCGTGGTGGCGGGCTTCGTCGAGGTCCTGCTCAATCTGCTGGGTGCGCTTATCGTCGCCTTCGATCGGCTTCCAGCGCAGGTGCAGGTCGTTCCAATCAACCTTTTTGCCGTGGGGTTGTGGAATCACCGCCGCCTTGCAGGTGAAGCCCAGGTCACGGGCCTCTTTCGCCCAGCGCCGCATGTTGGCCTTGGCGACGGGCTCGTTATCCAATGCCCACACCAGTACCGGCAAGCGCTTGTCAGCGTCGTGGCGCAGTTTGACCAGGGCCTTGAGTGAGTCGGTAGGGCAGGGGGCGCTAGACATCATCGACACGGCCGACACGTTGTTATGCAGCAGCGCAATAGCGTCGAAGATACCCTCTGTTATCCAGAGTTCGTCGACCTCCAGCAGGTCCACGCTCGGCGGGCACCACCAGACACCCTTGTAACCGGTCAGACCTTCACCAGTGGGGCGGAAGCGCGCTTTCATCTTGCCGAAACGGTCTGGCCGATCGATCAGGCGTTCCCAATACCCACCTTTCTCTAAGGCGAAACGCACCGTGGCGCTGCCGATGTTTAGCCGGCCATCCCAGTAGTTCTCCTGGGTGAACCAACCGGCGATCAGCTCAAACTTGAAGCCCCGCGCAAACTCAAGATAGGCGCGTGCCGTGGCCTGGGGGTTGTCCGGCGTCGACGGGGCGGTCTTGCTCCAGTCGTTGAACAGGTCGTCGTAAACGTCCTTCACGTGGACGCGGTGGTCGCACTTTTCCGGCCGCCCGCAGATTAGCGTCCAGGGCGAGTTGTAGAAGGTGTACAGGGTCTTCTGGCCGCAGGCAGGGCAAACACCCTTGCGCATATAGTCGGTGCCACGCATGTGCTTGAGCTGGTAATCCTGCTCAATGCGTTGGATGACATCGGCGCGCAGCCTCTCTTTCATTTCCATCGTGGCTTACTTCGCTTCGTCGAGACTGTGTTTAAGGGCGCCTATCAGGCTTTTTCGTGCAGCCAACCCCGGGAAGGCCACCAGCAGCGAGCCATGCCGCAAACCCTCTGGGATCATGCGGAAACGGTCGTCATACCAATGCTCGTTGAACAGCAACGCGTACTGCGCACGCAGTTCAACGAGCAGTGCCTCGGCCTGGTCGCGAGGCAGTTTTGCGGTGATGGCGATGTCGATTTCCATGGTCCACCTCGGATTGCGGGCAAAGCTCACCCAAACCCATTGGGAATGGGGCAGGGCGGGGGTTATTTGGGGGTTACGGTGTGACGAGACGCAGTCGGCGGTTTTCCGGTGCGTTGATGATGCGTTGGTAGATAAGGCTGACCGGTACAGCCCAGGTCATGCCGCTGGCCGGGTCGGTGATGACGGCCACCGCGCCGGAGCTGGCGTCGACGTCCAGCTGGTGGCGGTCGTTGTTGGACTTGAGTTCACCGTAGGCCCGGCTGATCAGTTTTTCGGCCATGTGCAACGGCACTTCCAGGCTACCTACCAGGTGCTGCACGGCGCGGCAGAACAGCAACTGGTCGTTGCCCAGGTGTTCACCCTGGTGGCGCTGCAGGAAGGACAGGCCAGCGGCTTGCATCGTCGCTTGGTATTCCTGGTAGTTGGTATCGTTAGCAGTATTCATCACGCACCCTCCATTTCCATTTGGTCCAACAGATCAGGTTGATCATTGGCGGTTTTCATTGCCTGGCGACGAATGACCACGTCCGCAATCGGCAGCTTCACGGCCGGGTTGGGCATGCCGCTGGGGCTCAACTCGTGGGTCATTTGAAATTCAGCACGCACCGACCAGCCGCAAGCTTCGTTGGTGCATTGCATGTAAGTGATACGCAGGAAAATGTGCTGGCCTTCGCTGGTGCGGATGCGCATACGGCCTTGGCAGTGGGGACAAACCAGTTTGTAGGTACTCACTAGACAGCTCCCTGGCTGTAGAGCTGGATGGTCGCGAACACTTCGGCGTAGCGTGCGGACATGTAGGTGATCAGTGCGGCGATGATTGCGTCGGCTTCCTTCTTTTCGATAACGCCGTCATCGAGGGCCGCAGACATGATTTGATCGACCTTGCCCCGTTTGGCGGAAGCCTTGAGTGAGCGGCTGTACAACTCCACGTTGTCTAGGTTCTCAGGGAGGCTCAGCGGAACGAACATGCCGCCGTACAGTGAAGCGATGTAATCGGCCAGGAACGTGGTGCCGGCGACCTGCTCCAGACGGTGAATGTGCGCGTCTGTGAGCGGGCGACTGCCGGCGTTTTCGTAGGCCTGGTTGTCGAACTTCTTCAGTGGCATGCCGAGGTCAGCTGAGGCGTATTCCCGGCCACCTGGGTAGGCGCCGATGACGGCCATCACAACGCTCTTCCTGCTGTCTAGAACTGGGCGTTTCATCTTCTGGTTTCCCCTTGGAGCCAGAGGCCCTAGTTTGTGATCTGGCCGTCTTTGATACCGAGCAGTACGGCTGCTCGATGTGCTTCACCGCGACGGCCCTTCTTTCGGCCGTTCAGCAGGTCACTGACCAGATTTTTGTTCAAGCCATGTTGGCGGCTGAATTCGGCAATGCTTTTACCCTCGCGATCAAGAACCGCGCGGGCTTGCTCGGGGGTCTGTAGGGCATGCATAGTGTTCGTCCGTGTTTAATCGTGTTCGATGAAAGGATTCTTGGTCAGATTTCTGCTCAAGTCAAATTATTTTGATCAAAAAAATGCTCATATCTTCTGGGGTAGGTGAACGTCTGCGAGAAGAGCGCGAGCGGCTGGGCAAAAACCAGACCGACTTTGGCGTGGCCGCAGGCGTCAGCCGTGGGACTCAAAAGGCCTATGAGCTTGAGTCCAGTTCGCCTGACTTGCGTTATCTCGCCGGGCTTCAGGAGCTTGGTGTTGATGTGCACTACGTACTGACGGGATCGCGAGCTGACGCAAACCTCAATAACCTCAGTGAGGTAGAAGCGGCCGTATTAAGGAGCATGCGTCAGATGTCAGAGCCGGACCGCAGCGTGTTGTTGCGGACGGCATCGGCATTTGCGAGCGCAGCAGGTCTGGAAGGATCAAAGCCGCCCAATTAATGGGTCATAGCTTTAGACGCGGATTTGACATGCCGACCATGAAGGTCGGTTTTTTTCGTGGGAAAAGAAAGGAGCGGTTCGGATGGCATTAACACCCTGTAAATCATGCAAACACCAGGTGGATACAAGCGCGGAGGTCTGCCCAAGTTGCGGTGTTCGCAGTCCTGGTGTGACCTTTTTGCAAAAGGTATTCGGATTCGTCCTGCTGGTGGTCATTGTCGTCGTAGGGTTGTCGATGTGCACCAGCAGTAAAAAGGCAAAAGCTGCTGAGGGACCTGCACAGCAATCGGCGGCCTACTCGATTACCAAGGATGAATTCCGGGAGGGTAAGCCTCGGAAAGTCGAAGTCTTGCTGCCACAGCGTTTAAGCGACGCCGATCTGGCTGAGGTGGCTAAAGCCATTCGCGCCGATACCAAATCCAAGGCCGACAAAACCTTCATAGGCTTCCGCGTTGAAGGGCAAACCGAAAGCACCTATTGGGCCAATGCCAGTTTTGACCCTGATTACAAATCCTCTTTGATCGGTTTGAGCGCGCAGGATTATCAAGCCCTTAAAGGGCTTGACCTGAAAGCGTATCCCAAAAGGATCGGTAGTTGGTTTCAGGATGGGGCGCTGGGTCATGTAATGGTGTTGTACAAGAAAAACGATAAGTATTTGATGGATTCCATCTTTGCCAGCGGTGGGAAAAACACCGAGCGCTATGTAGGAAAAAAGCAGGCGGATGGTGGGCTGCGTCTTGATGATCCTGAGACCGGTTTCAACGAGCATTACGTCGTTGATGCTAAGGGCAATTTGCAGGGGTGGGGTGAGAACGGCGTTTACATGACGCTGCCCCCTTTCAAGCCTGCCCATTGACGTAATAGCACACATATTTTTCTGCTTGCTGTCCGATGACACTGCAATACGTGAAGGAAATTAGCTGTTCCCCGAGAGGCTTTAACGGTGCCATTCAGGCGCCGTGCCCCCGTTGCGTGTGAAAGGAGTGTTCGCATGATGGAGAACAGCGATTCGTATTCAAATAAAAATTTAGATGTGGATGCGAACAGTCTCAGTGAGCAGGAGCTAATACTGATTTTCATGTTTAGAATGATAAAATTGGAAAGGCAGAAGGATTTACTGCGCATTTTAGAGGCGTTTTCTAATTTGTCTGATTGAGTGTCGGAGGCCCTGGATTATGTTTGGGGTCTCTATTAAGGATGTTAAATTTTTAATGGAGGTAGTATGGGGGGCGATACAGGGGTGTGGGATGATGACTTTATGGGGCGTGAGTTAAGTAGTGAGTTTCTGACGAAGTATATTCTCGCGAATGATCATATAAAGGTATTAAATGTTAACTCCCCATGGGGGGCAGGAAAAACGTTCTTTCTTCAGCGTTGGAAAGAGGAGCTTAGCAAAAAGCATGTGTGTGTCATGTTTAATGCCTGGGAGACTGACTTTTCAGCAGAACCTTTGCTAGCACTTATAACATGCATTGAACAGCAAACAAAAGATGGGTTAGATATCACTGCAACGGAGGCTGGAAGGCGCGCTGTTGATTTGACGACTAAAGTGCTTAAAAAAGCTGCGCCTCTGATTGCGAAGGGGTTAATGAAAAAATATTTTGGTGTAGAGCTGGAACAGCTACTAGGAAAAGGTGGTGACAATGATGGAGCAGATGGCGTTCAAAAATTAGTGTCAACATTGATTGAGGATCAGTCAAAAACGACCCAGCACGTAGAAGAATTTAAGCAGGCGGTTATTGAACGATTAAATATGGCCGCAGAAGACAAAGGTTTGAATGTTCCGGCTTTTATATTCATAGACGAGTTGGATCGGTGCAGACCTACCTATGCGATCGAGTTGCTAGAACGCATAAAGCACTTTTTTGAGTTGAAAGATTGTAAGTTCATAATTGCCTCGGACTCTGCGCAATTGGCTCACTCCATAAGAGCTGTATACGGTCAAGGCTTTTCGTCAGAAAATTATTTAAGAAGGTTTTTTGATGCTGAATTCTCACTTGATAATTCTAATTTGTGGGGGTTTATTCGTGGGAATTTGCCAAGTGTTGATTCTTATGAGATGGGCCTGTATGTTGATGGCAGACAGGTAGAAATCATAGGTGCATCGGGTCGTAGGTCTGTAGTTAGGGCGGACGCACTTACCCTAAAGGCAACAAAGGTCTATTCAGAAAACTGTCTGCTGATGGTCGCGTTATGTAATGCATTTAATGTGCAGTTGAGAGAAATACTCTCCTATATGCGGCAGATAAAGGCATGTTGTGATTTTGTTGAGGGGAAGGTTCATTTTTTCTGTTTGGCAATATTGGTGTTTTCAAGGGCGAAAGGAATTGAGTTTTATCAGGATATTACTACGGGAGACTGGGGGGCGGCGGTGACTCGTCAACTTGATCCTAAAGGTTTGAAGTACAAGGTTCATGCAAAATTTGCATTGGTGAATATCGCAGATTTGATTAGCTTTAATGTTGGTCTTATGCGTGGCAGGACGCCTGATAGGAATATGGATGAGGCTCATTGGCAGACTCACATTTTAGATAGTTATGAGAAGCCTCCAATACTGAGCGTATATAAGTCTTTGGTTGACATGGCTCATCAGTTATCGTGATTTGCCCGTGGGATTTCCCTGTTAGAATTAGGTGGCGTCTGATTGGATCTTTCGCCACTCTCTATCTACGGCCCTTTTGGCTGTTTTGTTGCTGGCGTACAGCCACTTCAACCGCCTAGGCTTCGTCTGATCTCCTGCCGTAATCGTCTTTTCCTTCCCGGTCTTGAGGTCGCGGTAGTACGCGATGATCCCCGTGTAATCGCCCTTGTTCTCTTCCGCCAGGTCCTCAATGTTGTCCTCCGGCAGCTTGCTCTCCAGCTCTAGGCTGACGGTGTAGCCGCCATCCGCACTAAGGCTGTGCTGCACATTCCCGCCGTACCAGATGATTTCGTCAATTTCCTCCTTCACACCCTGGAGCGTGTACGTCAGCTCGGGGATCAGATCCGGTCGCCCCATGGCCAGGGTATAGCTGAGCGTTGCGCTGCCGCGCTGCAACCGCCTGAACTCCGCACGGGCAGCGCGCAAGGCCGACTGCTGGTCGCTGTACGTGTGACGCAGGTCCTTGAGGTTGTCACCGCCGCCGGCAATGGCTTCCTGTTTCTTGGCGCTGTTCACGTCGTAGTAATAGGCGCGTACGCCGTCGTAGCTGTCGCGGTCAGCTTGCAGGTATCGATGCTGGTCACCGTCCTCGCGGGTGAGGACGATGTGGGGCAGGTCCATGCCGCTGGCGGTCTTCCCGCCGCCCGCCGGTAAGCACAACAGACACCCGGCTTTGACGCTGGCCACTGCGTCGAATTCTTCACCAAGTCGGCTGATCAGGTTGGCGTCGGATTCGTTGGCCTGGTCCAGTTGCAGGATGGGCAGGCCGTCCAGCGCGCCAGCGATGGTGGCGGTTAGGCCGTTGCCGATGGCGATATCGCCCAGGACGTCGCCGAGGGTGGTGTTGCTCCAGCTGCGTTCGCGTTTGGTTTTGAGGCCTTTGCGCAGGTCTGCCGATCGAGCGCGGATGCTGAGCACGTCCGGCGCGCCGCTGTGTTCGGTTTCGTCGACGGTGTAGGTGCCTTTGTCCACCAGGCCGGTGTCGCTCCAGCCCAGCCACAACCGCAGTACCGCGCCCTTGGGCGGGATGGTCAGCAGGCCGTCGTGGTCGCTGAGGGTGATGCTTAGCTGGTCGGCCTCGACGCCGCGGTTGTCGGTCAGCTCCAGGCTCATCAGCCGCGGACTGATCAATTGGGCGATGTCCAGGCCGTCGACGGTTAGGCGGTAAGCCGGCACGGGATAGGCCGCATCACGCACATAGCGTTCGGCGGTGTTGCGCAGGTAGCCGGTGACCTTGGATATGACGGACTCGATCACAACAGGCCTCGCAGGATGTTGACGCCTAGCCGGGTACCGGCGCCGAGCAGGTCGATGCGGTCGTCGTCGGTACGCTTGAGGCTCAGGGTGAATTCAATGCGCCGTGGGGTGCCGTCGCTGAAAAAGAGGGTCTTGGTCTCGCTCAGGCTTTCGATCACCCACAGTCCATAAATCCGGCCGGTGCCCTCGACCATAGGCCAGGCTTTGCCGGTGTTCGCCATCAGGCGTATCGCGTCGAGGCTGAGGGTGGTGCCGGCCAGCTCGGGGAAGATGATGCCTGGGAGGGTGATGGCGTCGTCGCCACGGCCCACGAACTGTCGCGCAGGCGCCGCGCCGATGCGGTTGTTACTGGCATGGCGCCAATCGGTTTGGCGTTGCAGCTCCTGGTAGGCGGCGGTGCTGAGGCTGAACACGAACATGCCGAGGGCCATCATCATGGTGGTTATTCCAGATCGGAGAGTTTGCTGCGCTGACGCGCTTTCTTTTCGTTTTCGATGCGAGCGAGGATGGCGCGCAGGCTCTTTTCCAGACTCTGTATGTCTGTGCCAGGCCCTGCCGCGACGTCGATTTGGTACACATCGTGACTGTCGTAAACGACTGTCGGCGCCGCGCTACTGATCGGCGGCTTGGTGTCGACGGCAAATGCAGGCATGGCAGTGGCGCCCAGGGCAAGCGTGCCGGCGGCTGTCATCTGCTTGGTCATGCTGTTCAGGGCGTCCAGAGGGCCTTTCTGCCCACCTTCCAGGCCTTGCGTGAGGCCGGCCATGGTGAACCCACCCAACTCAGCGAACACGCGCGATGGGCTGTGGATACCAAGCTTTTCCTTGAACCACCCAATGCTGGCGTCACCGATCGAGCTGATGGCGTCCTTGACTGCGCCGAGCCCGGCTTTGAGGCCGTTGACCAGGCCGTTGACGATCATGTTGCCGAACTCGGTGAAGCGGTTGGGCAGATCCACGCCCAGGGAGCTCAGCACGGCGGCGAAGGCCTGGTAGATCAGGCCGATGGGGCTGAAGTTCGCCAGGGTGTTGATGATGCTGATGATTCCGCCGTTGAACCCGGCTTTGATCTCCGTCCAGGCGTTGGAGAAGTAGTTCTTCACCGCGTCCCAGTTTTTGTAAATCAGGTAGGCCCCCCCGGCCAACGCGGCAACGACGGCGGCAATAACAAGGACAATTGGGTTGGCCGATAGCCCCCACAGCGCAATGCTGACTGTACGAAGCGCGGTCACCAGCGGGCCGATCAGAATGCCGCCCAGCGTGCGCAGTACCGTGCCGAACACCTTGAAGATCCCGATGATTCCGGGCAGTCGAAGGCCGAACATTGCCAGGCCGAATCGTAGGAACAGGAAGGGTGCCATTATTCCGGCAAGGGTGAGGGCGAGCCCACCGAATACCGCAGACAGCACCACCACACTGGCTACGATTTTCAGCAGGGTGGCGGTCAATGTCGGATTGGCTTTGACCCATGCATTGACCTTGTCGAGCACGCCACCCAAGGCGTCCATGACGTCGACCATAGTTGCTCGTACAGCTTCGCCTGCTCCGCTTTTGGTGTTGAACAACTTGTTCTGCAGCACCTGCCAGCGACCTTCGATGGCATCAGCGCGGATGTCCATTTCGCGTTGCATGGAGCCATTGCCAGCAGCGTCATTGACCAGGTCGAGTTGACGTTTCAGCTCGTCCAAGTTGTTGACCAATTTGCCGGCGTCCTTGCCGAACTCTTTGCCGAAAATCCGCGTCGACGCCTCTGTCTGCTTTTCTGGCGATAGTTTTTTGATGCGCTCCAGAACGCCCATCAACGTGCCCATGGCGTCCTTGCTCATGCCGCTCTGCACGGCTTTCGAGTCGAGCCCGACCATGGACATACCTTCCTGAAACTTCTTGCCCTGCATGGTGGCGATGGAAAGCTCACGGACCATTGCCCGGGAGGCGCTCGCAGCAACCTCTGGTGCGGAGCCGAGAGACAGGAAGGTACTGCCCAGCGCCGCCGCCTTGCGGTAGTCGAGCTTGTCGGCCACGTCGCTCATGCGGGTCAGGGTTTCTATGATGTCGCCACCCTTGGAGCGAGTGTTGTCGTCCAGGTAGTTGAGCGCGTCACCCAGTGCTGAGATGTTCTTGATCGGAACCTTGTACAACCCTGCGATTCGGCCCATGTCCTCGCCCACCTGTTCTGCCGGCAGGTCGAAGGCCACGGCGGCAGTGGCTGACACCTTTGCCATGGTCAGCAGGTTTTCCTTGCCTTGGATACCGGCCCGGGCCTGTGCTTCGACCAGGGCGGCAAACTCGGTGGTGGCGATGGGCATCTGGTTGCTGGCCGCTTTGATCGCGTCCGCAAACTCGTAGTAGGTGGCGGTGAGCTTGCCGTTGCTGTCGCGCGCGCCGTCGACCTGCTTGGCGACGCCCATCATGGCCGACTCGAAGTCGACGTAGTCTTTGACCACGCCCATGACTGGGCGGCTGGCGGCGTAAGCCACACCTAGGCCGGACCCGCCGGCAACAGCTGCGCTACCGGCGAGCTGTTTGCCCTTGTCGTAATTCCCTCGGGCAATCGCCGCTCGCTTGTGTTGAGCGGTCAGTTCCGCCATGCGTTTGCCCTGTGCACTGATGCTGGCGTTGGTTGCGGTGATTTGCTCGCGCAGCTGGCGCTCGTGGGTGCCCAGGTTCTTGGTGCTGATACCAGCGTCGTAGAGCTTTGAGCGCAACCCTTGCAGTTGGATGCTTTGCTCCTGATGCTTTTGCTTCAGCTTTTGGGCCTCGCGCACCGCTGATTGAAACTCTCGCGTCATGGCCCTGGTGGGGGCGCCGGTTGCTGCGAATTGCTGGCTCAGCGCTTTGACTTTGTCCCGTGCGGCGGTGAGGGCGGTACCAGTCTGCTCAGCGGCCGCGCGTTGAGCCCGCCAGGCGCTGACGTCCTTCTGCTGGGTGTTGAGTTCCTTCAGGCGATCGCGGGCAGCCTTGAGTGCGCGGGCGGTCTCCAGGCTGCCATTGTTGATTTGCTTTAACGGGCGGGTGGCTTTGTCGATGGCGTCCAGCACCACCTGTAGCCGCAGATCATTTGCCATCGGTGGAACTCCGCACCCTGGCACGCTCGCGCCAGTCCATCAGCTCTTGCAGGCCCAACTGATCCATGTCAGTCGGGGCCCAGTGAAAAACCACAGCCAGATCGGCCATGGCGTCCTCTACGCAACGAGGGATGCATCCGTCTTCGTCGATTTCTGTAGCAAAAAACCGGTGATCTTCGTGCTGAGCGCGACCAGGTCAGCCGGATCCATGGACGTGACTTCCACGGTGGTGAGGGCTGGTGAGCTGATGCGTGGCAGCACCTTGATCAAGCTGTTCACATCCATCTGCAGCAGTTCGGCCAGACTCACACCACGCAGTTCGCCGGAGTTGGGCTTGCGCAAGGTGATGCTGTCGATGGTGGTGGTGCCACGGCGGATCGGCGTGTCCAGGGCAACAGTGTTGTCGTCGGCCAGTGGTTGTACGTCGAGTTGCTCTGTAGCTGCGGTTTTCATGGGTAAAGCTCCTGGTGATGAAGTGGGTTAGCGATCGAGAACGACGATCAGAGGCCGATGGCCTTGCGCTGCTTCTCCAGCATGTCGACGCCGCCGACCTTCTCGATGAAGTTGAGCAGGTCGATTTCGATGATGTCTTCGTTGTCGACGGTCAGCTTGTAGTAGGTGCAGGTGGTGGTGATGGAGTGCTCGGTGTCTTCGCCGGGCTGGGCGTCGCCCATTTCGATGGTCTCGTGGCGACCGCGCACAGTGATTTCCACGGCGCTGACTTCGCCGGTGTCGTCTTGCTCGAAAGCACCTGCGAAACGCAACGGCACCCCCGACGCATTCACTGCGCCGAACTGCTTGAGTACGATCAGGTCCAGGCCGCCGAGCTTCCATTCCAGTTGGATACCGTCGTCGGAGAAGCCCAGGTCGGCTTTGACGGGGCCATTCATGCCCCCGCCGCGATAGGCTTCCATCTTGCGGGCCAGGGCGGGCAGGGTGATGGTCTTGGCTTTGCCGGTGTAGCTACCGCCGTCGTTGAACAGGTTCATGTTTTTCAGTTTGTGGGGCAGGGCCATGGCGGTGTTCTCCGGGGTTATGGCACGGGGTTCGCTCCCCTCGTGGGGAGGCCCGGTTTACGCGTTGACGGCGGCGGCGAACTGCATCAGGTAACGGTCGGTGATGCGTTGGCGCAGGGTGAGGTCTTCCAGGGGCGGCACAGGGGTGTAGTCGTAGTCCAGGGTCAGCTTGCCGGCCTTGAGGGTGTCCTTGTCGTTGATGTCTTCCGGGTACCAGCAGCTGCCGCCGATCAGGTAGCCCTGGGCGATCAGCTCGCGGAATTTGGCGTTGATCCCGTTGATGATGTCTTTGACCAGGGACGCGTGCATGGGCTTGTCCATGGCCCACATGTGGGCCTCGGCCATGGTGTCGGCGAGGATCTGCGCAGTTCGGGTGTAGTTTTCGAATGCGAACAGCGGATCAGCGCTGCACGTGCGGCTGCCCCAGAAGCGGAAGCCGCCTTCGTTGATGAGCGTGGTGACCACGTTGCTGTTGAGGTAGTTGGCGTCGGTGGCAGGGTTTTGCAGATCCCAGAACACGTCGGCACTGATGCCGGTGACGCCATTGACGGCGACGTTGGAGAGGGTCTTGTGCCAGCCGGTTTCCTGATCGATCTTCGCCCGCAGCCCCAAGGCGCGAGCCACGGCCGACGCGGTGGCGGTCTTGTTGGCGACGGTGTCCCAATTGAGGAAGTCCGGCCAGATCACCATGACCTCACGGTCGCCGAAGTTCTCGCGGTAGGCGACCACCTCTTCCTTGGTTTTGCAGTCCCAGGCGCTGACGTAGGCGAAGGCGCGCAGGTCCTTTGCGATCGCTACCAAGGCGGTAGCCACCGGTTGGCTGTCGAGGCCTGGCACGCCGAGGATGCGCGGCGTCATGCCCACACGGGCCTTGGCGGCGAGCAGGGCTTTCATGCCGGTGTATTTGCCGTCTGCGGTGGTGGTACCGATCAGGGCGCTGGTGGTGGCCGCGTCGTCAACACCTTCCTTGACCCGCACCACAATGGTGTAGGGCTTGGTCTGGTCTGCGATGGCTTGCAAGCTGGTCGCCAGGGTGCCCTTGACGCCGGCTTTACCGATGGCTGCTTGAACGCTGGCCAGCAGTACGGGAGTGTCCAGAGGGAACATGAGCGGGTCCGCATCTTCAGCCGTGCAAACCAGGCCGATGACTGCGGTAGGGATGGTGCGAATGGGGCGGGTGCCGTCGTTGAGTTCGATGACCCGCACGCCGTGGAGATAGTCTGAACCGGCCATGAATGGTTGCCTGCGCTGTGATGGAATGACAGTGCACAGGCTGCCGCGCGCGCGGCGGATGGGCGAGCAGCGGCAGTTGTAGAGGGCGGCATTACAAGAGCTGTTGCGCTTGAACGACCTTTATTGAACCTGATCAAGAAGCCATTCGGGTTCTGTCGGTCGGTGCTTGCTGTCCGGAAATTCGGTGGACTGGGGCCAGTCGCGCAGATCCTGCCGATATCCCAGCAGCTCCGCGAATTGCTCTGGGGTTAGCGTTCTGGGTCGGTCGAGGTCTTGCTCATCGCGCTGGCGGGTTACCAGCCACTCTGTGGACGCCATCATCTGGTTGCGCCATTCACGCTCAAGCCCTTCAGGGTTTTCAATGACGGTCCGTAGAGGCCGTTTGGAAAGCTCCCCATCACTGCTCAAATGCCAAGTGCATGAGATGTCCTGGGTAACCTCATACCACCGATCAGCATCAATCAAAACGGCTGACGCCGGAATGTCGTGCACTCCCTCAATCAACTGCGCGACAACCTCGCGGTCATCATTCAAAACCAAATACTTGCTCATAACCCAGCCCTCAATAACCGAAACAGAAGAAGAAATAAGGATTTGCAGTGCTTGATGAATCAGACGTGTAGTGCGGGCGGTTGCTGATCGAGATTTGGCTTAGCGTTGTAGATACGGTTGCAGAGTTATTGCCGTTGGTGGTCCGAATCGCTCCTGGGCAGACTGCAGCCGTAGGGAACGGAACTGTGTAGTTGAAGGACGCGCTCGCGGCGTTAGCGATGCTCGGTGTAAGCCCCCACTGGATAATCCAACCACCTAGCCAGGTAGGAAATACAATTGCACCGTTGACGCCCTTAACGAACTGAAACCCGAAGCGCATTTTCTTCGGCGTGACAATGGTGGTGTCATCGCTGCCTAGATCAACCTGCCCCTGGGTGGCAATTTTTGCGATGCCCGAGAGCAGCTCCGTTGCTTGAGTAACCCGCGCCACGATCGCCTGCCATACACGCAGGGCTGTCATTGGCTTAGTGTTGTCCTGATCCGATTGGGCTTCTGCCTCAGCCTGCGTCGGCATTTGGATGCCATAGCCCGCTAAGCTGTTGGGGGTGGTACCAGCGATGACTCGACCATATTTGTCTACTGTCACTTTGGTGTAGGCGCCGGCGCTGACCCCTGTGCGCCCTGCAACCATTTCAAACGATAGGGCCGTGGTGCCCAGGACAATCGGAGCATCCGTCACCAGTTGCCACACGCTATCGCCGTTGATCGTGCCCTTTTCAACACCGACGAACAGCCCAGGTGTCACTTCGACGCTGGTGTCAGCGTCCTGCGTACGTTTCCAGACGCCCGCTGCAGGAACAACATAGATACCGTTTTCCTTGGCTTGAGCCTGGTCCTTCACCAGCACGCGTGCGCCGGCCGACAATTGCTCACCGTCGACCGTCTGGATGCCGCTCAACACAATATTTTCTGTAGTGGCCGCGAGCACTGAGTGCTTGTAGTCCAGCTTTGAAAGCGCCTCAACAATCACGGTGTCGACATACTCGCGGGTCGCCAGCACTACGCTGGGGTCAATCTTTAATTCGATGTTGGCCGTGCTGCTGACGATCAGGTTGATCCGAATGACTTGCGTCCTGCCGGAGCCCTGTGCGAGCAGCGGCTTGTACGTCGGCGCGCAGTTGGCGACCGCGACCATGTCGCCGTCCGCGTCGTACAACGCAAGCTCCCGCACCCACCAGCCGCCGACACTCTCGGGGATGATCTGCTCGGCGATGATCACGCTGGCATTGGCCGGATCCACCTTTACCTGATTCAACGGCGCCCGTCGGCGCTCGTTGATCAGTTTGGTTTGCGTGCGGCTGGGGATAGGGTCGGTGCCATTGGCATCACCCACGGCCATCTGGGCGAACGTCCAGGACGTGCCGAGGGCGGCGGCGTTGGCTTGCTTGGCTTCACCGACGGCGGTGAGGATCGCGAAGAACTGGCTGTTTTGGTCGGTCATGAGTGGATGTCCATCGTGTCGATATGGTGTTCGCGGCCACCGATGCGGCACACGCCGCTAACGTCGATATCGCGCTGGGTCGGTGGGTAAACGCTGAGTTCGTCGCCTTCGGAAACACATGCCCCTATGAATACGGTGCCGGTACTTTCCAGGCTGATAGCCAGGCCGGTCAGGAGACGAGTGAGAGGCTTGGCGTCATCAATCAGCCACGTCAGCTCCCGGTACATTTCTTCGGTGATACCGGTGTCCAGCACGCCGACCTTCAAGGCAAAGGTGCCGGGCACGCCTTCCGGTGCGGTCTGCCACCACTCCATTACCTCGATCAGGTAACCCAGTGGTTCAACGACGCGGCGTAGAGCGCCGATGGTGCCCTTGTGTGCGTGGATGTAGCGGGATGAACGGATGGCTGCGCGCTTGGTGGCCTCGGTCCAATTGCTGTCCCAGCGGTCGACGGAAAAGGCCCAGGCCAGGTAGGGCAACACGGCGACCGGGCAGGTATTGGGGTTGCACAGCTGCCGCAGCGGAATCGGCACGCGCTGGATTTCTGCGAGTGCCTGGGCTGCCAGGCTCTCAAGTGGCGTGGAGTTGTTAGGGAGCAACTGTTGGGCGCCCATTACTCGGCCCCCCGCGTGACGGTGATGCCGGTGCAGTAGGGGGCCTGGGCTTTGGTGGCGACGATATCGACCCAGTTCTCCAGCTCTACCTTGCGCACGCCCTCGACGAACAACGCGGCGTGCAGGGCGGATTCCGACACCTCCATTGCCAGGCGCCGACGCTGGTGGACATAGGCCAGCAAGCTTTGCTCAGCCGCAGCAAGAATCGGCTCCGACTCGGGGCCACTGGTCAGCAAATAGAGCTTGGCTTTGACCTGGTAGCGGATAATTTCTGCGCCCTGGACGGTCAGGCGGTCGGCCACGGGCCGTCGGTCATCGTCGCTCAAGTATTTTTTGACCCCGGCGACCAGGTCGGCCGACGCTGTTCCGTCGCCGAGCAAGGCCTGCACGGTGACCACTGCGACTGCAGGTGATGGACTTTCGGCGGTAGCGTCGGCAACACGACCGTCCGCCCCACGCGCATGGAAAATGTAGCTTTGGCGTGGGCCGGCGGTGCTCAGCCCTTCCCATGACATCTGCGCACGTTCACGCAGGCTGTCGTCGCTCTCCATCAGCCGCGCCACAGGCGGAATCGCCATCGGCTTGGCTTCCTGAACGACCAGGCGCTTTACGTTGAAGTTGCCGGCCAACTGGTCCAGGTCGGGGCCTTTCGCCAAGGCCAGCAGATTCGCAATGGACGCTTCATTCACCCGCTGACGCCAGAGGGTTTCGCGGTAGGCGTTCTCTTGCAGCAGCTTGGTCAGGGGCTCCGATTCCAGCTCAAGACGGTCGGCAATCTGCGCCTGTTCCTCGATCGGCCATAGGCTGATCATGTACGCCTTGCGCTCGGCCAGGATCACTTCGAAGTCGATCTGCTCAACGATCTGCGGCGCCGGGAGCTGGCTGAGGTCAATCGCGGCGAAGGAATTCATACGCTGCCACCCATCTGCAACGGGACACTCAAGTTCAGCGGCTCATTGCTGTCGACGACGGACCCTTCCAGCTCCAGCGCCGACTGCCCTTGCAGGTTCGCGCCGAGAAATTGCACACGGCTGAGGCTGATACGGGGTTCCCAGCGCATCAGCGCCATGACCGTGCCCGCGTAAACGCGAAGGCGCGTGGCGTCGTTGAAAGGATGGTCCACCAGCTCGGGCAGCAGGCTGCCGTATTCGCGGCGCATCACCCGGGTGCCGATGCGGGTGGTAAGGATGTCGGTGATGCTCTGGCCGATGTGGTCCAGTTCGCCAATGGCGGCGCCGGTTTCTCGGTTCATTCTGGTTTCCCCGTCTTCGCGCTGCCCACCAGCACGCCGCCGTGCGGGTGCTTGACCAGGCTGATGTTGGCCGCGACCACGTCTTCGGAGACGGTCACGAGGCCGACCACGTTCTGGTTGCCGGTTTGGTTGTAATCGCCCTGGTGATTGATGGGGCCGATGATGTTGATCCCGCCCTTGCTCACCAGGCTGGTGGTGCCGCCGTCGGGCAGGGTGGCGCTCAGGTGATGGGCGACGCTGTCGTACTCGATCACCGCGCCGTCGGCGTAGGTGCGACGGTGCAGGCCGGCGCGGTTGCCGTTGGCGGGGATGTGGTCGCTGGGCAGGCCGGTGATGACGACGCCATTGGCGAGCTGGCCGGAGGGGCTGAACAGGATCACCTGTTCGTCGACAGTGGGCGGGTCCCATTCGCGGTCGGAGCCAGCGCGCAGGGCGAGCCACGGCAACCAGGCGGTGGTCAGTGAACCGGTTTTTACCTGCACGCGCGGGGGCTCCATCTGCACGGCGGCGATGACGCCGAAGCGGATGAGGTTTTCGAGCATGCGGGAGAGGGCGGCGAAGTCGTTCATGGCGCCGATGGTGGCGCCACGAGTGCAGGGATTCAGCTTCTACAAGTTGTAGGAGGCGGTGTTACACACTTAAGCTGTTAAACGGCTTTCTAATTATCTGTAATTGAGTCGAGAGATTTTCCGATGAACTCCCCTGAAGAGTGCCATGCCATGCGTTTATCTTGAAACTCTGGATCTATGTACCAGGTTTCTCCCCATATGTTTTTTAGGTTCCATTCTGAATTTACAGTCTGTCCAACTTCAAACCAGTCTTTGAATGTTGGTAGTATCATTTTGGTTTTCTTAATTCCGCCTGGGCTAATAAATTCAAGAATTAATCCGTGTCCGGCTGACCTGACTTTGCATTCTGCGTCAGAGTATAGGGGGATGTTAGTGTGAAGCACTGTGGTTGTTTGTATTGGAAGTGCTTTAAGTGATCTTAGTATGGATATGCCTGAATCAAGAGCGCTTATTATGTCGTCTTCTGTGGCGCCCCTTACGTGAACAATTTTATTTCGCACATCATTAAATAGTTTAATTGAGCTGAGAACGTGATTAGGCAGTCCGCCAAGTTTTGCATTCACTTTCTCCAGAACGTCGTCAAGGAAAACTGATTGGTTGGAATATAGGGTTCCGGTACTGGCAAGTGCTTTGCGTGCTGCAATTTCGATATATCCACTCAGAGTGAGAAGCGCAACTCTAGGTGATCTGCTCGCCTCTTCAAGAACTTGTTTTATCTCGTCGTGCTCAACTTTTTCAAGCACCTTAGTAGTTGGTTCTGGGTCGGCTGCCGACAGGTCGGCAGCGGTCAATTTGATGGTTTCCGCCGAAACCCTCAACTCCTGCAGAGAGTCTGTTAGTTCTATTTCTTGACCAAACATCTTCCCTTTCTTTATTTTTCTTAGTAGTTCAGATATTTCTTTTCTGAATGTTAATAGTATCGTGAATCCAAGCGCAGGCCACAAAATCTCAGCTAAAGCAGAAATTAGTTTTATCAATGACTCCATTTGCAGCTCCATATTTGAGGGGTCCATGCCCTTGGATTCTATCTGGATTGCGTGCAATCTCACCACATTTCTACGTGGTTAAATTTTTTAGCAAGTGATCACGGATCAAATCAATGTCATGTTCATTGAAACCAAGCAATTCACGTTGTTCGTAACGGACATCTGGTGCACCACGTTCTGCTCGATCTCTTAAACCATATTGGTGAACCCTTGCGATTCGGGCAATCCGCCCGGTGAAGCCTATCGTCACAGCGTTGCTATCGCCACGGACCTTCAGATATGACGCTGTCCGTAGCTTCTTGAACATCGCCAACTTCCGCTTGACCCGTCCCTGCTTCCCTCGCAGATCCCGATGCTTTCGAGGGGCATACTTACTCCCGTCCGGATTCTCCTGCGCCATCACCCGCTTCTGCTGACTGCGCCGCAGCTCCTGCCCAATGCTTCGGGCCAATTTACTGCGCTCCCCTGGCTCCAGCCGATCCAGCAGCACCGCCGCCCAGGTTTCCAGCGCCTCCAGATTATTCGCCATCCGGCACTCTCCACTCACTGGTGTTGCCCTGCGCGCCAGGCTTCCAGTTCGGATCGAGATACCCGACCACGTACTGCGGTTCGTTCGGGTGCTTCACGGTGGTTTTGCCCTGGTCGTCTTTGCCGACGACAACCTTTTCTGTCAGCGCCAGGGTAATGCTGAGGTCCACTTTGTCCTTGTCGAGGATGTCGGCTTCGAACTGGATGCCATTTTTGACCTTGTCCAGGTTCTCCAGCAGCTCGGACTGGTTGACGCTGAGCCACGCCAGGATGGGCAAGAACACGCTGTCAGGGTGGCCGGCGAACTCGGTGAGGATAATCTGCAGGTCGAAGCTGTATTCAAACGACAGGGTGTGTGCGGCAGTGCAACGGACCTTGCCGTTGTCGATGAAGATCAACAGGCGGTCAGGGTCGTGCTTGAAGTCGGCGACGGTGGCCAGAAGGTGAGCGCGTAGGCTTTCCGGCTTGTTCATGGGGTGGCCTGCTGGTGTTTGTAGACCATGTCGACCTGGGCGGCACAATCGGCCCAGGCGGCTTCGGCGCGGTCCTGGTCGGTGAGTTGATCGCCGTTATTGCGTGGGCTGGTCGCCGGCAGCACGCACGGCACCACGGCCGGACAACCAGTCACGATAAGCGGCGGCGCCGGTGAGGGCGGGACGCTCGCGCAACCGGCGAGCAGCGTCAGGCAGAGGCTGATCAGCCCATTTGCGAAGTGCGTCGTTTTCACGTTTGAGTACCTCAATGGTGCGCTCACGATTCGCCAGGCCCTGGCGCAACTGGTCCTGCTGGCTGCGCAGTTGGCTCTGTGCTTCACGTTCCTGTTTCAGGGTGTTGGTCAGGGTGTTGGCTGTTTCAAGGTTGCGGTCGGCGTCTTCGCGGGCGGTCTTAGCCGCAGCCTTTGCCAGGTCGGTTTTGCCTTCGGCGACGTCAATGCGCGCTTCCTGGCCCCATATCAGCAACACCAGGGCGCCGAGCAGGGCGAAGCCGTACAGGGCCTGGCGCAAGGTGCTCACGCGCGGTACCAGCCAAGCTTGTTCATGCGGGCAGCATCGAGATGCTGGATAGGGCCACGCACAATCACCGCCCTGGCGTTGTTCATCAACTGGATGCATTCGGCCAGCCGCTCCATGTCGGCCTGTTCAGTCGAATCGGGCACGACCAGCAGATCGCCGTCCTGAACGCGCAATTTCTTCACCGCTTCGAAGTCGATCATGCCGCCACCCCTTGTCCGCATTCGCAGCTGGCGTGCCGTTCATAGGCGCGCTGGAGCTTGGTGTCATAGAGATTCCGCTGGTAATCGGGTCCGTTGTAGAGTCGGGCGAACTCGGCCCATTTGCGGGCTTTGAGCGCCTTGTGTAGCGCCGGATCGGTTTCGATAAAGCGGGTGAACGCGTCGAACTGCTGCGATTCGCCGGCACTCATCGCTGCCACGAAGGCCTGCACGCTGACATAGCCCAGGCGCTGCCAGTGAAAGCCCATGATCTGAAACGCGCCCCAGGAAGCTGACTCCAAGGCAGCGGTGTCGTCGATCAGGCGGGCCATGGCCAGGCGCTGGTGTTCGGCGGTACCACCGACATACCCGCCGGGCTTCGGATTGACCAGGGCAGGTGTGGTTGTGGCGAGCTGATCGGCGTGACGCTTGAGTTCGGCCGGGTCATCGCCTGCGTGCCGAGCTGCGGCCAGCTGGCGGTGCATGATGTGGCGTTCGAACAGGATCACCGGCTTGCCGTTGTCGAGGAAGCCTTTGCCCTTGGACTCCACCTCATTGACGGCATATATGCTCGCCAGCGGTACGTCGAGGCGCTCAGCAGCGGCAACCAGGTCACTGTTGCGCAGCAGTTGGGCGCAGTCACTGCCGGCCAGGCTGGTTTGGGTCTTGGTGCCGGCGATACCGTCGGCCACTAGGCCGACCTTGACTTGGTAGGCGCGGACGGCCGCTTCGGTGGCGTCGCCGTAGTGTCCGTCGGGTACCAGGCTTGCACCGTTTCTGTTGAGGTTCTTTTGCAGCATCAACACTGCCTGCGAGCGGTCGCCGTGGCGGAGGGTGGTCATAGCTGTTCTACCTTACGGTTGAAAAACCTCTTGGCTGCTGCGCGGGTGCCTTCGACGCCGAGCAAACCGATAACCCCGCCGAAAAAAGGTGCGGTGGAGGTCGGAATACCCAGCAACGCCAGGCCATGGCTCGCGGCCAGGGCCAGCGTGCCGCACAGCGGCGCCTCGACCACCATCCGGCGGAAGGTGCCACCGCCGTACATGATCCGCAGGGCGGCGATGATCAGGGCCAGGACTCCGGCGTACAAAGTCGGCCAGTTCTGTTCGAGCCAGGCGGCGAGCCAGGCCCAGGTGTCGGGACGGTCAGGCATGCGCTTCATTCCGTTGTCCAGGGTTGTTGGGTTCAAGGGCTGGGTGCCGCAGGGTCAGTTCCATAGCTGCACCATCTGCCGCTGGGGCGCAGTGGTTTGGGCTTCAGGCATGTTGACGACAAGGCCTAGCGGCAGGATTGGGCCGTGGTCGGCCAGGCCGGGGTTGGCTTCAAGCACGGCTTCGGTGACGCCGGCTGTGCGGCCGTAGAACCGCCAGCAGAGGGCGTCGACGGTGTCGTTTTGAATAGTGCGGATAGCGACCGGCATCAGATCAACTCCACGGTGGTACGGCTGACGCCGAGGAAGTCACGGACAGCCCAGCGCAGGTCGCGGCGGTAGTCGTCGATGGTTGGTGTGGTTTCTTCGGCTTTGTCGCCGCCCGTGTTGGTTGCGCTGTAGTCACGGTAACGCTCGCAGACTTCGGCGCCGGTACCCGCCTCGATCGCGCGGCGGTACAGGTGGGCCTGGACCGACACGTCGTTGATCTTGTCGTCGGGTACGTCGGCCAGCGTGGTGTAGCCGGCGCCCTGTTGCTTGGCCTTCCACAGCCTCAGCTCGCGGTTGAGGTTGATGGCAGCGGCGATGACGGCAGTTTCCAAGCGGGCAGGGGTGACGCTGTTGTCGATGCGCAAGGTGGCCCGCAGCTGTTCAAGGTCGATTGAGGGCCAGAATGGGTCGGTGTTGATATGGCCGCCGGTGACTGGTCCGCTGGCTACAAATGCGCTCATGGAACGGCACTCAAAAATAGATCGCCGGTGGTCGGGGCTTCACGTTCAGGAGGAGCGGCCTGGCCGATCCGCCCCGAGCCGGCGGGGTGCGTGGGGACGCTCGGTTAACTGCTGGTGGCAGTGTGTTTTTTCAGGAGGCGTTCGGCGCCGTCCAAATCCTTCTTGCCGCCGCAGCTGTCGTGCAGCTCGATGGCGCGCTTGAGCAGGTCGATACCGGCTTGAATCTGTCCCGGCTGGCCGGGTTCCTCCGCCGTAATGCCATGCACCGTGGCACGGCCCGTTGCCAGGTAGAGCTTGGCGCGGGCCTGGTCTGGCATGTCTTCGTCGTCGGTCAGTTCAACGGTGCGATGCAAGATGCTCAGGTCGAAGCTGCCATTGGTTTTTTGCGCCTTCAGTGCGGCGGTGGCGATTTCTTCAGCTACCAGGCAACCGGTGGTGCGCTCGAAACGGTCGGGCATGATCAGCTTGTGCTTGAGCACGTAGTCGGCGATGTCCAAAGCGCCGCCGTACTCCCCAGCGTCGATTCGCCAAACCATGATGGTGGTCAGAACGTCGTCCTGTGCACCGTTGCCGCTGGCAAGCACACCTTCGACATAGGGGACGTACTGAGGCAGCAACTGTGGCTTGAGCGCCTCTTTTGCAGCCGTGGACTGAATCGCCTTCAGGCGTAGCCGATCCTGAAGCAACTGATTTAACTGATGCTCGTAGGCGGTGGCGCCGGCCATTGATTGTTGCGGCGCCGTTTTCGCTGATTCCATGGCCGCGCGAGCGCGGCGTTGGTGGGCTTGGGCGATGCTGAGTGCCATGGGATTAACCCTCGCCGCCGGCGTCTTCGACTGGGGTGATGTTTTCCAGCAGGCAGCCAAGGCCGTATTCCTCGACCACGTAGGCCTCGTTCGACGATTCGAAGTTGCTGACGCGGTTCCACTCCGGCTCTTCCTTGAGGTAGCGGCGGCGCCCGCCGATCTGCCAGTACACCGACAGGTTGGCGAAGGTAGTGATGAGGATCGTGCCTTCGGGGATGTATGGCACCTCGTACAGCGGCAGGCCACCGACACGGCGTTGCGAGATGATCAGGTCGCTCGCCAGGGTATTGGTCGCGTCCTGGTCCTTGTTGACCAGGGCCAGGAACTTGTCGTGGACAAGTTCGCGACCGGTCAGCACCACCAGGCCGGGGTTGCGGCGATACCAAGGGTCCAGCAGCTGGATCGCGTCGTAGACCAGGGCGTCGATGTTCTTGAAGTCGCCGGTTTTGCCGATGGTGATCTTGCCGGCGACAGCACCTTCCTTCAGTACACGGTCTGGGGCGTGGGTGCGGTATTGCTGGAGCCAGCCGATGTTGACGTCTTCCAGCAGCGGGTGCGCGGTGCGGTCGGTTTGCTCTGCGGCCGAAACGCCGTAGAAACCGATCTGGATACGGTCGAGCGCCTGACGTTGGGCGATGGCGCTGGACAGGCGGGTTTGGAAATCCGGGAACTTGGCCCAGGCGTCGAGCTGTTTGTAGCTGACGAAGGTGTCGAAGTCGGTTTGTTCGGCCTTGT